CAATAACATCTTTAACAATAGCACTAATTCTTTCTTGTGCTGTAGTTCCTTCAAAATTTTGTCCTCCTCTAGTAACGATGTCTTCTACTCTTCTAATAGCTTCTTTTGTTAAAGTTGTACTGGTCATTTTAGCATTTTTAAATCTTTCATCTGTTCTTTTAATTTCTTTTTTAAACCATTCTACAGCTTGTTTTTTAACTGCTTTGTCTGGAGTAAAACTTCCTTGAAAAATTTTATAAGAAGTATTTAAATATTTTTCTAATCCTTTAATTAATTGATCAGCAACTCTTTGATCTTCTATGTAAGGATGAAGTTTCATAGATAGTTGATCTATTTGTTTTCTAATATTTTTAGCATAAGTTCTTAAAGAAGAATCTACTGCATCAATACTTCCACCTTTCATAAAATTAATAACTTGTTGCCAGTACTGTTGTGCACCAACGGTTCCTGTTCGACCAATAATTCTACTACCCATTCCTATTTCAGCTAATCGATATATGTTTTTCTCTAACATTCTCATATCTAAATCAACTTTCTTTTGTTCAGATCTAACTAAATCTTCTGCTTGTTTTTTAATTCTAGCTAATTCTTTTGGTAAATATCTTCGAGCTCTCATAGGAGCTAAAAATTTTTTATCGATAGCTCTTAAGGCATTGTTTCTAAATCCTTTTAGACCTGTAAAACCTTTTTCCAACATTTGCCATTGTTCCATTGGTGGTATACCTGATTTACTTCTTACAGCATTCCATCCATACTTAATACCTCTTGGTATCATTGGAAGTCCAATTCCCCGTTTAGTTTCGTATGCTACTAAAGGTGCTACAACTTTTTGAATAACATCACCTACAGGATTTAAAATAATTTTAGAACTTTGAAGTATTTTTTTACCTACTGGTAAAACAAGTTTTCTTCCTGCTACAGTTAATCCACCAATTAATGCCGTACCTTCTGCACCAAATCTTAATTTATTTCTAAGAGTAGCAGCTGCTTTTGCAGAACCTGTTAGTTTTTTTGTTTCTTCCATGGCTGTATTTAAAAACTTTGAGTTAGTAATTGTAGTATTCCTATTAGGATCTCTTGTTACAAATTCACCAACACCATATCCAACTGCACCTGCAACTCCCCAGTAACCTAGTTTTTGTGCAATAGAAGAATACTGTTTAAGTCCATCAACTATGACAGGGTTTCCTTTTTTAATAACAGGTTTTTTCTTTTTAACTTTAGCTAATATTTTTTTAGTAGTACCTGGAGCTACTTTACCAAAAATTTTTCCACCTAGTTTTAATAAAGTTTTTCCAGTTGCTAATGATATACCAAATTGAGTTAGGTCTTCAGCTAGTCTTTCAATACCATCTCGAGATGCTTGTGCTTCTGGCCATCGTTCTTCTATAAAAGACAACATGTTAGTATCAAAACCAGGAACCATGTCTACAATACTTGCTAAGGTTAATGCAGCACCTCTTGCACTGCTTTCCATAGCAAGTGCTGTTCCTTGCATAATTTTAGTACTTGTCTTACTTAGATATTCTTTTTTAGCAAGATCACCGTATTTATCTGATCTAATAGTTACATCATATGAATCACCGCCTTGCATATAATATGTAAGAAATCTTGCACCATCATTTTTTAATTTTTCATTAGTTTTATATTCTGCAAGAACTTTGTTGGGGTATAAAAGTAATGCTGTATTACCAGCGTCTCTAGCTGCTTCTTCGCTACCGTGTTCTTTTATAGCTTCATTGTAAGCTGTAACTAATTGTGGGTTTTCTTTAAATATATCTAAATATCTTAATGCCTTACTGTATTGCTCATCATCATTAATAGTAGATATATATTTTTTTTCTTCATCAGTAAGAACTTGTCTATCTTCTTCTAATTCTTTTTTAGCATCTTTTGCGTTCTCTAAAACTGATGTTTCTTCTTTGTCTTTTTTTTCAAGATTTTTATTAGCTTCAACAATATCAAAATCTAAAGTTTTTAAAATATTGTCGACAGCCTCACCTTCATTAAGAGCATTATTATCTTCTAATACAGAAAGATCTATACCTTTTAAAATATCTGCCATGCATACTACACCATCTCTGTGTTCATTGGTAACACAAGATTAACCTGGTACTTATTATTAAATTCATAAACTTGACTTTGATCATTTATTTCTGAAAAATCATTAAACGCATCTTGATTGTAATAAATTAATTCTGCAATATCATCACTTATTTCTGCAGGTAATTTTTCTCTAAACTCTTCATAAGGCATATTAATTGTAGGAACTTTTTCTACAGTATCTGTCATAGACATATCTTCTGTAATAGTTTCATTAGGTGTAGAAATAGTTTCTGCCATATTCATACTAGCTTGCATAGGTTGTGCACCATCCATACCTGTTCCCATGTTGTAACCTACTCTACCTCCTTTTGCTTTTTTTTCACCAGTGTATATTTCAGTAGCTGTTTTCATTGCGTCATCTAACGTTGAAGTGTTACCTATTTTTTTAGATTCAGCTTCATATATCTTAACAGCTAAATCAACTATTTTTTGTTTTAAAGATTTTTCAGGTTGTTTTCTAGACGCAATATCTTTTTTCTCTTGTGCTATTTTTCTTTTAACTTGAGTAATAGCGTCTTCTACAATTTTTTTATCAGCTTCAGTTGTTGCTGATTTTAACCTAGCCTCCAATGCTGATAAAGTACCTGCATAATAATTATCTACTTGTTTTAATTGTATTTCTATTTCAAATTTCTTAGAGTTTGCTGTTGCATATATCTCTTTCATTTTTTGTATTGCATCCGCTTCTCTGTCCATGTCTTTTCTTATTTGTGCTTCTTCATTTTCAAGAACAGATAGTTCAGCAGCTTTTTTTAAATTATAATCTTCATCTCTTTCAGCAGTAATTCTGTCTGCTTGAAGTTTACCTATTTGTCCACTTGTTAAAGCATTTCCCTGTGAATCATATGGATTTGCATATTCCCCAAAAGATCTAAATACTTTTGCACCATCAGATACTCTTGGTTCTGTTAATTTAATTTTTTCTGTTTCAATTTCTTCTAAAGTTCTTCCCGCATATCCTCCAGGACCATCTACTAATCCTCTTTTAGGTGTATCTAAACCAGACGTGATGCCAGTTCCTTGCGCCGAGTAGCTTCTGCCACCCATCTTGAACATTGGTCTTTTTAAAATTCTATTATACATTATGTCGGCTGTGTTTGTTGGTTACCTTGGTTCATCATATTTCCACCTAGTGTCGTATACATATTAGCAAAGCCACCAATACCCGTTAGTATTGGATTTGGTGTAAATTTCTGTGAAGGTGAACCAGGCATTGCACCAGATACAGTACCGTAAATATTTGCTACATCTGTAATTCTATCTAGTGGTAATTGATATGCACTTTGATTAGCTTGAGCAATTGCATTTAGTTTAGATTGTTCTAGTAACTGATCTTGTTGTCCTAGAGCATCAAACGCTGCAATGTTTTGTTGTTGTAGTCCTGGTACTAATCCAGCCATACCTTGTAAGTTTCCAAGTTGTTGCTGTTGTTGTGTTAATGCTTGATTGTATCCTTGACCATATAGTCCAGCAAGTAATGCTGCTCTGTTTCTATCAGAGTTAGATTGATATTCTGCTCTTGCTACACCTTCTCTACCACCACCAAAAGCACCAGCTGTGTAAGCCGCATCTGATACAGTTTGTTGTCCTATTTGTGCTTGTCTGTCAAAGTCAGCTAAAGTTGTATTAATAATTTCTTGTTGGTAAGGTGACATAAACTGTTGATAACCTTGACCTGGATCTAATAAATTTTGTTGAGAGATGTCATCTAGATAAGGTTGATAACTTGCAACACCTGTACCGCCTGTAAATCCTGTAACCTGGCCACTAGCGTCTCTTTGTACATCACCTAATCCACCAAGATCTGCAATACCTTGTGCAGCTTGTTGTTGAAATGCTGATTGACCAGCAACTTGTGGAGTTAATTTAGAAACATCAATAGGAGTTCCTAGTTGCCCGATACCATATTTAAGAATATTTTGACCGTAAGGAGCTAGAAGACCCGAAGGTAGTAAACCGGCGTCTGAATAATTTGTTGCCATTATGCTGTCATCCTTTTAGCTGTTGGTTGTGCCTCTAATGTTTTCATAGTATCATACATTTTTTTAGCACCTTTGTTAATACTTCCTCCGCCTGCAGCTCTTACTGCATCGGCTGTAAATACAAATTCGTTTTTAGATAATCTAGCTGGTACATCATCTTTTTTTTCATACTCTCCAAGTGGTACAAACCCACCATTAAATCTATAATCTTTTTCCATACCACCAAGATCCATGACGCCTCCTGCTGCTCTCTTGACTCTGCCACCTTTTTTCTTTTCAATAGGTTCTATTCCATTTTCAGTAACATTAAGCATTATAATACCACTGTCACTTGATTTCATATTATACAATTGATTTGGAATTACTTTAATAGTATTTGTTTCATAATCGGTATAAATATTTGCATACTTTTCTTTTAATTCTGGATTTTCTTGTATGTATGCTTGAACACCTTCATCACCATTTTCAGAATAAATTCTGTTTAATATTTCTACATCATCTTTTTTAGTTATAAAATCTTTTACATCTACAGTGCCATCAGTGTCGTCAGTGTCGTCAGTCATAATACCCATCATGCCACCTACTGGACCCATACCCTCCATGTAACCAGGTCGACCACCATTTTTTAAATTTGCTATTCCACCTTTAGCTTTGTTAACTATAACTTCTTCTATCATAGCATCGTATTCTGTTTTAGATATATCACCGTTTTTATAAACGTAAGGTATTAATGTTTTGTAGTATTGCATTTTTGTTTGTTCATCTACTTTACCATCAACGTCATTAAACAAACCACTTAAGATTGCGTACTCATCTGACTTACCTTCTATTTTTGGAAAAGATAAATCTCCGCCACCATCCATCCCAAACATAACTGTGTCTGGAGAACCTTCTTCAAACCCCATTCTCTTTACAACATCGGGTGCTTTTTTTCTAAGTGCTTCAATACCAGGACCACCACCTTTGTTAAACCCCATTGCTTTTACAACACCAGGTGCTTTTTTTCTAAGAGCTGTAATACCTGCATTAGGATCACCACCATTTTTTAAACCTATGATACCACCTTGTGCTACTTTTTGAAAAGAAGTTACATCTGCTTTAGAGGTAGGAACTCCTGTAATTTGCATTGGGGTTAGATTTAAGTCTACAGCAGCTTGAGCTTCTTCTCCTGCCGCCTCTTTTTCAAGCATATACTCTCTATATGCTCTTTCATCTAATTCGTTTTTACGTTTTTGATCTTTGTAATCTAAATATGCTTTACCTGCTGAACCAGCAACATCTATAAGATCCTTATACTCATTATAGTAATCCGCAGCTTGTTTTATATATTTTAGAACCATATATTTAAATTTGTTTGAAAGTATTATATATTAAAATAGCAGGGATTTCACCTGAAAGTACTGTTTTACAAAGTTTTTTGTCCATAGTCAATCTTTGATGTTAAAGTCAGCGCCAATGTTTATCTCTTCTACAGTGATATTTACATCTCTTTTTATATGTTCTGCTTTAGTATCTGTACCTGTGTTTTGTACATCTGCTAATGCTTCTGCGTCTGACATATACTCTTGACCTGTTTTTGTATTAGTTAATGTTACTTCACATTTAGGTGTAATTACTGGTACTCTTTGACCATTAATTGTTTCATACCTAACAGAAGCTTCTGTTTCTATAAATGACATTATCTATCCTCTCTGTTTATTTCTAGTATTGATGCTGTTGCAAACAATCTATTTGCATCTGCTGCAGTTACTTGTAATACTTCATTTTCTAACATAATTAAAGGCTCTGTTAATAGTTGTGTGCTAGCATTACCTGCTATTGATGTAACATTAAATAAAGTAAACTTGTCAGCTGACGCTGGATCTCCATCAAATAAATCTACAGTAATAGTTGTATCACTAGCATTATCGCTACTAACTAATAATGATTTTACAATAGCTCTAGTATTAGAAGGCACCGTGTATAAAGTAGTAGCTGTAGCAGCTGTTAAATCTTTTTTTGCGCTTAAATATATATTTGCCATATTATCCTAGTCCAAACCAAGTGTATCTCTCAGAGTCTTCTTTTAACTGAGTTAAAAAAGTAGAGTTTAATTGTTCTACTACAGTTGATAATGCTCTGTTAATTTGTCTTTGATTATCTTCTGTATATTCTTTTTTAGGCTCTGGTAATCTAACTACAATCTTTGTCATTATCTTCTTCCATCTGCTTGAACATCTGCTCTAAAAGTACCAAATCTCCAAGACTCACCTGAACTTGTATTTTCTATCTTAATACTAGCATATCTTCCTCTGGACCTGGTGTCTACCTTTGTTGTAGATGAGGTAATAGTAAAAGGACTCAAAGTTGTTCCTGCAGCTAGTGTTTGTGGGTAATCAGTTACTAATACTGTCACACTAATAGAACCTGCTACTGTTTTAAAATCTGGTAAAAATCTTCTCATAGCCAACATAAATTCTCCACTGCCTTCTTGCGTGTTAAGTGCAAAATCATATGATTGTATAAATGATGTAAGAGCTGTAATAGTTCCATCAGGATTAACTTGATCTGTCCCTGTTTCATGTTCAAAATAAACTGTTTGACCCAGTCCGGTACTTCCTTGAATAACAGGAAAACTACCTGTGTTACTACTGTTAAAAGCAGTCGCATAAGGTCTCGGGTAAATTAAAGAATCTAACCATGTTGTTCTAATAGAGTTAGTGTTAGTTCCTGTATACCAGTTACCCATAGGTATGTCTTTTCCTTCACCATAATTATGAACTACATACTTGTCATTAAAAGTAGATCCTTGGGTTGGATAATACCAAACAACTTCTGTGTATAAATTATTGATACCTGCATAAACTTGTTGTCCTTTTGTTGTATCAAAATTGTCATAAACAAAATCTTCTACTGAACAAGATAAAGTATTTACTGTTCCATCAAATGCAAAGAAACCATTACTACCCATCCAATAGGCAACACCATCAATTTCAATAGCTGCATTCTTACCAATCAATCCACAGTTAGTTCCAACTTGTTCAAATCCAAAAGTAAAAGGAGCTCCAACAAACTTCATTGTATATAATGCATTATCAGTCCACACTAGGATATTTTCTTTTGCAACAATAGAACCTACAATTTTAGTTCCATCTTGTAGTCTTTGAGATCCTGCTGTGTTAGTTGCTTCAATAGTATACTTGTTTAAAGCTTCTTGATCCGAGAATCTTATAAAAAGATTATCTTGTGTAGTTGGATCGCCTATAGTTGTCTCTGTTCCAAAATGAATTAAGTGTCTAGTTGTTGGAGATATCAAAGCAAGTCTAGATGCTGTTGGATTACCTACAGCTTCTCCATCACTATTGGTTCCAATTAAAGTAGCAAAAGGAGAGTTAGCTCCTGTTAAACTTCCATCGGTACTTGGTGTTGAAGTAGATGCGTGAGTTGTTAATCTAGCTGCAATTCCAGAGTTCCAAGTAAATGTTTTACCATTAGCAATAGTTGCAACTAACACTTCTCCAAAATTACTTAATGACCATAGACCTGGTTCTAGGGTAACCGTTGATGCTTCTACTGCTTCTCCCCATCCTGTAAAATCAGTTGCATTTGTAACTGTTGCACCATTACTGTGAGCTTGACCATTTGATGTACCGGTTGTAGCGGTTCCGTTTGCACCTCTAGTAATACCTCTTAATTCATTTCCAACAATAGAGGCATAAGTTATTAATTCATTAGCTATAGCAACAGTTCCTGAAGATGGAAATCCAGTTGTAGATGTTAAAACTATTGCTGTACCAGATCCACCTGTACCAGCGGTATCTGCAAGCAAGGCTCCATTTAAAGTATTTTGCAAAGCACCTGTAACAATTCCACCATAATTTCCAACACCATAACCATAACCATATGTCTGTGCTGCAGGACCAACTATTTCATAAGGGTTAACAGTTCCAGAAGCACTTCCAGGAACAGTAGCTCCTGCATTTGTTTCTTGTTGAGTTAAGGTTAAAATAAATGTTGTCGGTGTAGGTACACTTTGTACTTGATATAAAAAATCATCATAACCTGCAGCTGTTGTAGTAGAGTTAGTAGCAGGAGTTACACTTGTTAAAGTTAACATATCTCCTACAGCTAGTCCGTGATTAGCAGTAGTTGTAAAAGTTGCGTTTTTATTACTGTTGTTAGTTACAATAGAATTAATAGTAAATGTAGTTAGAGTTCCAGCGTTGTTACTTTTAAAAGGAGTAATATCATGAAGTTGTCCTTCAAAATATAAAAGTAAAAATTTATCAGTACCTATGGCAACATATCTATTACCATCTAAATCTACAAAAGCGTGTTGTTGTCTAGCTACACCACAAATAGTTTCAGTCAATAAGGATTGCCAACCCCCTACTTTTTCAGGAAGTCCATATCTAAATCTAGTATTGTCAGAATCAATCCATCTATTAACTGCACCAACTGGAGTTGTCTGCTTGTCTACTCCTGGACTAAATTGTAATTCAAAAAGAGCCATAAGTTAGCTCCTATTGATTTGTTGATTTATATAGCCAGCCTTTTGTGGCATTAGCATATATTAATGTTACAGATTGATTATTAGTTGCAAGAGTATCGTTAGCAGCTGAACCTTCTATTGGTTGACTATTTCTATCTATAATACAATTGTTTGTTGCAAAACCATTTGATGCTGAACCATCCATAATTGTTACTTCATCACCGACTGCAGGTGATGCAGGTAGTGTAATTGTAACTGGGTTAGCAACTGTATCTACTACGATTTGATCACCAGCTACTGCTGTGTATGTAGTTTTACTTGCTGCAGTTACGGAAGTCATTCCTTTTTGTAACATACCTAATGTTGTTGCTGGCACACTACCTCTAGAATAAACTAAAGCTGTTGCACCTTCTGGAAGAGGAACTTGAGTTCCTGCGCTTTGACCAGTTGTAAGTAATGTTACTGTAAAACTTTGTGAGGCTAAACCTCTAGTAGTTCCGTCTTCTACAAAAAATACTCTGTTAGCATTACCACCTGTTGTTGATGCAGGCATCGCTAGACTTGCATTACCAGATAAAGTTCCTATAACTTTTATATAAAGGTTTTTACCATTTGCTGTTGCATCTCCATCAGCTAAACTTAATGTAGTTGTACCAGTGCTTAAAGTTACTTCTATATAACCTGAAACTGCTTGTTGTAATAATTGTAAATTAGTATTTGTAATTGATCCCCATAGACCAGCTTTTTCTCCTGTTGCTACGAGTTCTAATG